CGACCATCTGGCTGTACAGTCTGCGCACCTTGGTGGGCCGCAGGACTACCACGCAATCCACGCTGGGGCAGTCCCAGCCCTCGGTCAGCAGCATGGAGTTGCACAGGACGTTGTACTTTCCCCCGTCAAAGTCCTTGAGGACTTCCGCCCTATCCTGGCTGTTGCCGTTGACCTCCGCCGCCCGGAACCCCTGGGCATTGAGCAGGCGGCAGAATTTTTGAGATGTGCGGACCAGAGGCAGGAATACTACCGTCTTGCGGTTCCCGCAATAGCTGCGCATCTCCCCGGCGATCTGGTGTAAGTAAGGGTCAAGGGCCGTGTCAATGTCGGAATTTTTGAAGTCCCCCGCCTGCACGCCTACGCCGGTCAGGTCCAGCTTCAGGGGGATGGTGACGGCCTTGATGGGACACAGATAGCCGTCCTTGATGGCCCTGGGCAGGGTGTACTCATAGGCCAGGTGCTCAAAATACTGGCCCAGGTTCCGCATATCCCCCCGGTCGGGGGTGGCGGTGACGCCCAGCACCCGGGCCTCGTCGAAGTAGGTAAGCACCCGCTGATAGCCGTCCGACAGGGCATGGTGGGCCTCGTCCACCACGATCACGTTGAAGTAGTCAGCCGGGAACTGTCCCAGCCGTTTTTCCCGCATAAGGCTCTGGATAGAGCCAACCGTCACCCGGTACCAGCTGTCCAGGCACGTTTCCTCGGCCTTCTCCACGGAGCAGCGCAGGCCCGTGGCCTGGAGCAGCTTACCGGCGGCCTGATCCAGCAGCTCCCCACGATGGGCCAGAATCAGGCACCGGCGGCCGGAGCGCACCATATCCTCAACAATCTTTGAGAAAACGATGGTCTTTCCGCAGCCGGTTGGCAATACCAGGAGCGTTCTGAGGAACCCGGAGGCCCAGTCGCTTTTTACAGCCTCCCGGGCCTCCTGCTGATAAGGTCTCAGTTCCATTTAAAAGCTCCCCGAGCTCCAGGGGGTGGGGGTCCCCTGGTCCTGGGGTAGCTCGGTCCACTGCGGGACGTCCGGCGCGTTCTCCGGGTCGTAAAACTCCGTGATCTCGTTGCTCTCCCGTTCCTTGCCGTCGTTGCCCGTCCACTTGCGGACACCCACATGGCAAACGCCAGTGGAGCCGGGGACGGCCCCCCAATTCATCCGCATGGCCTCTCCGTGCCTGCGCTGGCCGATGGAGGTAAAGAACTGGCACAGCTTCCACTCGAACTTGCTGTGCAGGAACAGGTTGGTCAGCACATCGCCCGAAGCCTCGCCGCTGCGGACAGACACCGTCAGAATGGCCTTGTTGCAGGCCGGGATCTTCTCGCTGCCGCTGTGCCGGGCGCGCTCGAACTTCTTCACCGTAAAATGATAGTCCCCCTCCGGGAGTATCTGAAATGGATTTCCATCGTTTTGTATCTCATCATCCCACCCGAATTCGCGGGACATAGGCTCATATTCGCTCATATCCTTCACTCCTGACTGAAATTAAAATGGTGTGGGCCGGTTTTCCAGAATCATATCCAGCACCTGGGGCCAGGCCGCGACCAGACATCCGGACACAAAATCCTCCGGATAGTCGGCAAGGTGCATATCCTGCGGCATATATCCTTTTGTTGCGCAGGCCGCTTCTACTTCTTCGGGGAAGATATGATTGGCGTTCATCAAATCGTACAGGGGCTTCAGGAAGGCCGGAACATCCTCCGGTCCCGGCGGTTCCTGCTCCGGCCTGGGCGTTGACGCGGGCGGCGCTGCGGGGACCGGCGGTGTGGGGGCCGGCGGGGGAGCAGGAGCTGGGGCAGGAGCTGGGTCTGGCGCAGAGCCGATGTACGGCGCCAGAGCGGAGAAGGCCAGAGGCAGCTCCTCCGGCAGTCCCAGCCGGTTCTTGGCGTCCCAGCACGGATGATGGCCAGTGTACATAATGCGTTTGCCGCCTTGCGCTTTGTGTTTTTTGCCTTTATCGTCTGCCGCTACAACCATAACCTTGTAGTTGACAAAAAGCAGAATATCCACGTATTCTTTTACCATGTTGGCGATACTGCATTTTGGACTGTCAATCAATTTCAGTCCCCAGCAGTCATAAGTTCCAAATTCGTCTGGCTGCTCCCGCCGCTTTGTTGCGGCATGAGCGGTAAGTACAACATGAATGCCTCGGTTTGTGACTTCTGACAGTAGGTTTAGCAGTTCTCCGAAACTCTCATAAGTAAAGGTGTACCCCCGGCCATAGTCGAACGATTCCAGACCGTTTTTCTGATATTTGGCACAGACGGACTTGATGCACAACTTTTCCGCCCAGTCCAAGGTATCAATAATTAGCGTCTTGCAAACCTCGGGATGGTCAATTACATACCGCACTTCCTGCAAAAGCATCTCCCATGAGGTGGGCTTATCGAACCGGGCCACGTCCAGTTCCTTTGTGCTGTCCTCCGTGTCGATAAACAGTGGGTCGGGGAAGTGCGATGCGAAGGTGCTTTTACCCACGCCCTCTACGCCATACACGCAAATTTTCTTTGCGCTGGGGATTTTCCCTCGGGTAATGTTCATTTTTTCGTTTCCTCCTGCTTTTCTCTCATTAGAATTTCCCCGCCTCCCATGTGGGTGCTGCTTTCGGCTGAGGAACCTCGGAGTAACCGTCCTCAATGATAATGCTGCACTCCCCGCCGGTGGACACACGGGTGGCGATCCCCTGCAGCCCCTCGGCCTCCATCCAGGCGGAGAACTCCCGCAGGGTGTCCAGGTCCATTTGCTCCAGCTTATCCAGGAGTACAAAGCCGCAATCCGGTTTCAGTGCCCGGACAATAGCGGTAGACACCTTCAGCTGGTCACTTCCGCTCATACAGTCCCAGGGCTTACCCTTGTAGGTCAGCTCCCCATCCTCCACGGAGAGGCCGGGGAGGGGCAGCTTCGCGCCTTGCAGGAGGTCGGTCTTCTGCTGGCGTACCGCTTCCAGCTGGGCCGTCAGTCCGGTGTACTGGTCGCCGCACTCCTTGGCCTCTGCCTCCGCCCGGGCCTTATCCTGGTTGGTGCGGACCTTGGCGTTGACAGCCTCAATATCCCGGATGCTGGCCTCCAGTTCATCAGTAGCCTCGTCCTGAAGGTCAAGGGCCGACTTTTGGGCAGTCTCGTAATCGGCACACAGGGTCTTGTACCGTTCTTCCAGCAGTGCCAGCTCTTTGCCTACCCGATCCATTTCCGCCGCCAACTGAGCCGCCCGTTCCCGCTTGCGCTGGTTCTCGCCGTTCCGGGCCAGGATGTCCTGCTGGCGCCGAATGAGGTCATAGGCGGAAACCGGCTCGGCGGGGGCCTCGGGGTAGCTGGGCAGCTCCTTGGCGTACTTCGCCTTTTGGTCGGCGATCTGTCCGATGGCGTGCCGCTGGTTATATAACTCCTTTTCCTGCCGTTCCAACTTCGCCACCTGCTCCTCCAGGCCGATGATGCGCAGGAGGGTGGCCGCTTTTTCCCTGCCGGTGGACTGCATGAACCGGGGCATGTCAAGGGCCAGCTGCTCCACAAAGGAATTGAGCAGCTGCTGGCCCGCCCTGCGGCCGGAGGCGTCTGTCACCTTCAAATCGCTGTTCTTGCCCGACCGCTCCACGATGATCCCGTTGGACAGCTCCAGGCGGAGCCGGGGCGGGAGGACGGAGCCCTCCCGCTGGGCCTGGGAGGGCCGATAGCGGTCCCCGCCCAGCGCCCACACAATGGCGTCCAGGCCCGAGGTCTTGCCCTGGTTGTTGCGCCCCCCGATCACCGTCAGGCCGGTGGGGGCCGGGGTGAGGGTCAGCGCCTTGATGCGCTTGACGTTCTCAGCCTCAAACTGTGTAATTTTGACCGACATAACTTAGCTCCTTTTCTCTTCATCTGGGTGGCTTTCTTCTCCGGGACGGTCAAGCCATCCCCTCTACCACGGCCCGGATAGCGCTTTGCAATTTGCCGGCCTTGGCGCTGTCCGCCGCCTTAATCCGTTCCAGGACCTCCATCATCTTCCAATAGGTTTCCTGCCAGCTGCTGAACAGCACCTTGAAGGTAGCCGTATCGGGGTCAGCCTTGGACAGCTGCTTTTCAAGAGCCTGCATCCGCTCTGCGTTCTCGGCCTTGATGTGCTCCACCGCCTCGGCGGTCAGGGCGTCCTTTTCCTCTTGGGTGAGCTCCCGAACCTCCGGCCCCTTGGCTTTCCGTTCGGCCAGCTCCTTCTGAGCGGCCTCCAGGGACTCCTCGGCGGCCTGGGCGGAGGTGTTGGCCTCGCTCAGAGCGTCCCGGAGCCGCTCCGCCTCCTGCTGGAGCCCACGGGCTGTCTCCTCGGCGGCAGCGGCCTTTTCTTCAGCTTCGTCCCGTGCCTTGAGCGCCTCGTTTAACTCCCGGACGCTCATGTGCTCCACATCATTCTCGAGCACGAACTTCTCCCGTTCATCCTCGTCCGGGATCACCAGAAGACTCAACGCCTGGGAGAATGTCAAACGCCCAAACGTCTGGGACTTTGCCTCGCCGCCAAACAAACTCTGCTGGTCACTCCCGTACTCCCGGAACACCCGCATGAGGTTCTGCGCCTGGGAAGGGGAGTAGTCCACCTCGTTCTTCAGATACTCGCCCCAGCTCCCGTGGGGCAGCTTGGCCTTGGCCTCCGTCAGCCGGCGCCCGACCTCGATGGAGGCGTTGAGCACCATCCTGCCGGTCTGGTCCTTGATCGTGCGGATCTCCGCCGCCAGGATGTCAGGCGTCTTGCCGGAGTCCACAGGAGGGAGGGGTGCCTCCGCAGTGGCGGGCGGGCCGCCTATCCCAAAGTCCTGACTGAGAAGCTGGCCCTCCGTTACTTCCATTTCGCTCATGCTGCTGCTCCTTTCTTCTTGGGCAATTTGGGATTGCCCTTTTTCAGCCAGTCCAGCCACGCTCTTTCAAATGCCGCAACCTCCGGGGTGCGGTCACAGTTGCGCAGGCCCCGGTTCTGCCGGACGGTCTGCCTTTTCTCGTCAAATTCCAGGGTAAAGAAAGGCTTGTCCGGCGCTTCTACCTTACGGATGAACAATATGGCGGTCTTCCCGCTGGCGTGATCCTTGGCGTAGCTGCCAACGCAGTGATGGAGCTCTTTTCCCTCCTGTCTCAGTTCGTCCTCATCGGCACAGGGCCGGATCAGAAGCCCATCCTGTTGGAAAGACAGTTCCTCCAGCACGGCCAGCCGCTCCCGAAATTTCTCCTTGCGCTCCGCCTGCTCCCTGGCCCGTTTCTCGGCCTCTTTCCTGTTCCGGATGGCCTCCCGCTCTGCAATCTGCCGCTGATGGGAGGCGGCCAGGTTACGGGGCCAGCAAACCAGGTTGTCCGTAAGATCCCGCCCGTCCTCTGCCGCCATACGCCGGTAGTCCCGCAGGGTGCGCCAGTCCGACTTCTGCCTGCTGAGATACCGTATGGTTCGCCAGAAATCAGCTTGCGGTGCCTCCTCCAGCACAAGGTTGATGTCGTATGCCGGCCTGGTCTTCAGCAGTTCCATATCTTCCGGTAGCTTCATACGTATGCCGACCTTCTTTACCAGCCGGTACCGTTCCAGGTCCTCTGCGCTCCAGCCCATCCGGCGCATATGCCGAAATTCTTCTTTGTTGAGGCCCAGCATCTGCGCAGGCCGTTTTTCCTTCCAGTTGACCTCAGATAATTTCGGGACACCGCCGTGATCCATTCCGCTGCTCTTCTCCTTGTCGATCAGCTCCGCCAGAAACCGGCCGCACCCCTGCACCAGGAGATTTTCAACGGTGGGGCGCTTGCGCCATAGGGCCAGGTAGCTTACCAGCCGCTTGCCTCCTGCGTCCTGGTACAAATCCAGCTTACAGTTTTCAGCCGTGGTATCCTCCAGAATGGACTTGTCCCAGGGGTAGCAGATAGACACGGTACCGTACACATCATTGAATGTCTTCCGCTGTTCCCATTTGTTAAAAAGGGAGGTGGCACCACCTATAGTCTTCATATAGCCCATCAGGCGGACAACTTTCTTTTCCTCCACCACCCAGGCGCTGTAAGGGTAAGTGGTGTACCGGCTTTCCCCTGATTTTTCAATCCGGCGTTTTACCAGCCATTCAGTCAGCACAAAGCGGTCTTTATAACCCTCCACAGGGAGGCGGGACATCATGGTAATCCAGGCTCCTTTTTCAATCCCTCTTGGGATGCTCTCAACGTGCATCACCTTCACTTCACAGCCACATATGGGGCACATGGTCAGGCTGCCGCTGATCACGCTTTCCGACGTTTCATGGTGATACCATCCGAACGGGGCCGGGGCATAGCCGGCGCTGCATCCTCCTGCGTCAACCTTTTCAGCGAAAAAGGAGTTTCCGCAATTGGTACACACCACCTCAACGGCGGGACGCATCCGATCTTCCAGCGGCTCATAGACCCGCCCAGCCTTATAAATCAGATACTCCTCTTGAAAAAACTCCTGCTCCAAAACCCATTGAACCAGGTCAACGGGCGGTGCCTTGGGTAGCAGCGGCTCATAATCGATCTGTTCCATGTTCTCTCGCCCCCCTTACAGGAAGTCCGACAGGTCAATCATCTTTTTAGCCGGGGCAGGGGCAGCAACGGGTTTGACTTCATCGGGGCGGGGGAGACCGTAGAACTCCCGCAGGATGTTCTCAGCCTCCGCAGGGGTAACGCAGGAAAAGTTCCCAGTTGTGTGCTTGTCCGCAAAAGCCTTGATCTTCTTCTCGGCCTCAGTGATGCTCATGGACTCCTTCTCCAGGTCCTGGGCAATCAGTTCCGCGCTCTTAGGCTCCATGCGGCAAATGTCCTTCAGCTGCTCCCCCACCATCCACTGGGGGGATCGAGGCTTGACCTTGGCCTGCTGGGCCTCCAGCTTGCTCTTGGCCTGCTCGTACCATTCGTTCATGGCTTGACATTCCTTTCATTCCCTCATATAATGAGGGTGTACTTAAATTTGGCCTTCCGGCCTGCCGGCCCCTCGGCTTTGATTCGTTCCAGACGGCGCTGTGCCACTGCTGGGTTCCACCCGCAGCCGGAACATTCCGCTTTATTCCTGCAGCCCACCGATGGGTTGAATTTGCAGTCCTCTATCGCCGCCAATCTCTGTTTGGCAGATGCTCTGCTCATATGCAATTCTCCCCCCACTGACTGCGGACCTCTGCGACCCAGTCCAGAACGATCCGCTTGCCGGAGTAGTACATGAGGGGTATGAGCAGGAACAGGTACTCGCCACCGATGGCGGTATAGCCCCGCTCCGCCAGCGCGGTCTGCCGGCCCCACACAAAGGCTAGGACGGTCACCAGGAACACAGAGGCCAGTTCAACTGCCACTGGCACAGGGTTCTGTTTCGGTTTCATATGTACAGCCTCACTTTCCGGCCGCCGTCTCAGGCTCCGTCCGGCGGGCTGCGTTCTGGATTTCCTGCGCCGTCTTTTCCCGGACGGTACCCTCCACGCGCATCCCATACTTTGCGCTGACCAGCTCTACCAGCTTCCGGTAGGCGCGTTCGGCCGCCGGGCGGCTCAAGGGTGTCTCGACGACAAAGGTAAACTCTTTTGTTCTCGGCATTTCACTTCCTCCTTACAGGTGTAAGTAGAATCCGGACAGCTGCCGGACAGTGTGCGCCTGCTCCAGGCGCGCCTCTGCCAGCCGCGTGCCCTCCCGGGTCTGGAGCCGCGCAAAGGCTGAGGCTTCCGTTTCCAGCCGAAGCGCCAGCTCGTCCAGCGATTGGACGGTAAGCGCCAGGGCGTCGTCGGTGATGGGGTATGTTCTGGTTTCCATGGAAACTTCCTCCTTGATTTTTGTTATGCGGGGTCCGGTCTGCGCCGTGCCGCCGGAACTTGTCCTTGCCAGCCCTGCGCCGGTATGCTACAATAGGCCCAGAGAGAGGAGTGAACAGACCGTGACACGGACAGAGTACGAACAACTTGTGGAGCAGCTTGCCGCTGCGGAACGGGAACGGCTGGCAGAATCCCTCAACGCCGTGTTCGAGCAGAATGGGCACAGCCGGGAAACCCTCCTGCAAGTGCTTACCATGGCGGTGGAGACGCAGCCAGCCGTGACGGCCCGTATCGTCACCGGGGTTCTCGATCAGCTCGGACTGCTGCCAGTTGATCCTGAAGCGCCTGATGCAGCCCCTTAGCCAAATCCGAATAGACGTCCTCTCCCCGCCGCTCTTGTATTGCGAATACAAGAGCGGCGATCTCTTTTGCGTTGCCCTCTAGGATGAGTCGCATGTTTTCACCTCCTTCCGCCTCCCCGCGCCCTCATGCGCTGTCCCGCCCCGCCTCTTGTACCCCTCCTGCCGCCTGTGTTATAATGGCGGCGGAAGGGGGTGACACAAAGTGAAGGATTTCAATGATTTTTGCGCTCAATGCGCAGAAAATGGCCTGTCCAACCGGATAGCAGAAAATGTACACGGCCTTACCGGACAGCAGGCTGCAGGTGCTTTTGAGATGTTCCTGCAAATTTTAAGAGAATACCATGAATGGCTTCATCAAGATCCTCGATAGACCATTGATCCTCCAGCCGCCCTTGTAGCCCCACTACAAGGGCGGCAATTTCTTCCGCGCTGGCGTTGGTCGCGATAATCGCTTGCATCTTCTCACCTCCTCCGGTTCCTCCTATATCATCCCGCATCGCTCACGCGCTGTCCGACTCCGCACGGGCGAAGAGGTACTCTGCGGACATATCCGGGAAGAAGCGATTTTTGATGATTGTCACTTCCGGCCAGGTAAACGGAACCCGGCCAGACAACTTATTGTTGAGAGATTTGTTACAGACGTTAATGCTTTCGGCAATAGTTTTCTTCTTGATTCCACGTCCTGCAATCTCTCTTTCCAGAGTTGGATAATACACCATATATATCACCTCCGTTTCCACATCTGGAAATCATGGCATCATAATACACCCACATTAGATAATTGTCAATAGGTTTTATTGAATTTTATTTCTGGATATGGAAATATCTTTCTTGCGTTTGTTCGCCATATGTGGTATTGTAGAGAAGGAGGTGGAAAAAATGTGGCTCGATACGTTCAATGAAATGAGGAAAAAATCAGGAATGAGCCTTGAAGAAATAAGTGCACAATCAGGTATTCCCAAAGGAACCCTCGCCAAGATTACATCTGGCATAACAAAAGCGCCTCCTCTGGAAACTATGAGGAAACTCGTTTACTCAATGGGTTACACCTTGGACGATCTGGACCGCAGCCTGGAAAGAAGCGAACATTTCAGCAAGGAAGAAAAAGCCCACATACAAAAATACCGCCTCCTTGACCCATATGGGAAGGAAGCGGTGGACGGTGTGCTGGATGTGGAATCCCGGCGGTGTGAAGCCATCAGAGCCGCCGCCCTGCACAAAGAGAGGAAGGAGATGGAAGCGGGAGAGGAAAGTGTCCCGGATAATATTTACCAACTTCCCATTTACTCACTGCCTATGAGTGCCGGGACCGGGCAGGAGGCCGGGCAAGAATATCCGGAGGATTTTCTTTTGATAAAACGGCCTCCCAGGGGGACTTCCTATATCGCCAGAGTCAGCGGAATCAGTATGGAGCCGACGTATCACGATGGCGATTTGATTTTTGTCTGTGCATATCGTAAAGCTGAAATCGGAGAAGTTGGCGTATTTCTGATGGACGGCCAGCATTGGATTAAAGAACGCGGTGAGGACGTGTTAATTTCCCACAATCCAGACTATGCCCCTATTCCCATGCGGGATGATATTGAGTGCCAGGGCCTGGTACTGGGCGTGTGCGATGAGAGCTATTTTGAGAAATGACGTGAAGAAACATACTGAAATTTAAAATTAAGTGAGGTAAACAATATGAGGGCGTTGAAAACAGTTTGTGTACTATTTGCCACCATTTTCGGGATAACTGCTATAGCATGTGTTTATAATCTTTTTCGGCCAGACAGCCCCAACTCAGCCGTCGAAATGGTGCTACTGGGTATAGTTATGGTCTTACTATCTGCCATGTGTGTGTTTGGGGCCAAGAAAGCGGGAGACAGGGCCAAAGAAAGCGGCAGTGGGGTAATCCTTAAAACCAGGATTGTGGACGCATATGGAAAGACTTCAACCGCAAGTGCAATAACACGTAGTGTCGCAGGAAATGTTGTAGCTGGACCTATTGGCGCAGTTGTGGGGGCCTCTACATCAAAAAGTAACCGTTCCACTACATTTTTAATTATTTATGAGAATGGCAAAAAGGTAACAAGAACTGTGCCAAACAACTCGTTTGAATACCAAAAATATATAAAATATCTGGATGAATAAGGAATATAGCAACAGACTAAAAGTTTAGCCAGTTACATATTGCCGGACTGGCTGTAGCATTTACGCATTTGATTGAGTGAGCAAATCCGCAGACGCTTGCGGATTTCAGGAAAATAAAAAACGCCCCTGGTACTTGCAATACCGGGGACGGACTTGACAATTTCATATCATGCGGTTATACTGAGCATAGAAAGGGCGCTGCCGGTAAGCGGTTAGCCCCCTATCTTAAGATTACAGAAGTAACCGCCGACTGTGGGGACAGAGGGGCGGTTACTTCTTTTTATTGGCCGCGATAAAGAGGCCGATCATGCCGATGATAACAAGTGTGTACTGAAACAGTTCACTGTATGTGACCATTGGGCAGCCCCCCTTTCCGAAAATCAGGGGGCAAGAAGCGCCCCCCGTCAAGAGGGCTTCACCGCCTACCGTTACTGGCAGCGCTGAAAGATAATTCTTTCCTGCACTCAGGATAGCACAGGCTTTGACAAAATGCAATGAAAATCCCAAACGTCTGGGATTTTGGGCAATCAGAAACCGCCCTTTGTGTTAACAGTACCAGGGGCAAAGGGAGATAAAGAGGAGAAAGGCTGATATGATGGCAGGGCTGTTAACGCAAGAGGAAGCTAACGAGTTGATTGAAATGCTGAAAAAGACAGTTGAACAGCAAATTGCATTTCCCAGCGAAAAAGGCGGCATTTCTTTTGATGTTATTGGGAATCGTCGTGAAGATATTTTCATTATCAATATTGATCGAAAAGGAAAGCTGGCCGAAAAATGCACTTATCAAGGGAGAGTGCGGCAAAGTAATCAGGTTCTGCTCCGGCTTGACATAGATCCTAACGGGAAGCATACTAACCCGGACGGACAAGTCATTCATGGGAACCATATACACATCTACACGGAAGCTCACGACATGAAGGCAGCCATACCATTTGACATCTTAGACAAAGACTTATATGAGGTCTGCTATGTATTCTTCAAGAAATTTCATATAATGGAACCCCCAGAGGTGTTCAGTCAGCAAACTTTGTGATACAATGTCCCCATGAAAGGAAGTGACCGCTTTGGACATTCAAACTATGATACGGGAATACGCAGACTGGTTGTATAGCGGTTTTTCCGCAGTGAAGATTGGGGAATTTTATGAGCTCACCACACCCTATCTTGATCGGTATAATGACCATATACAAATCTATGTAAAACAAAATGAAAACGGATCGTATTTTTTGACCGATGACGGTTATATCATCAGTAACCTAAAGTCTTCCGGGGTTTCCATCTCGCGCTCCACAAAACGCCGGGAAATGCTGGTTCGAATCGCACGTAATTTCGGCGTTAGCGTAAATGGGGACAATCTGGAAATCTTGGCGGCAAAGTCAAATTATCCACAAAAAAAGCATATGCTGCTGCAAGCCATGCTTACAATAGATGATATGTTTATTGCCGAACCGAATACAGTAAAAAACTTTTTTGCGGAAGATGTCGGTTTATACCTGGATTCAAATGATATCTTTTATTCTAGGGATTTTTCTTTGGCAGGTAAAACTGGAAGCCTATATGTGTATGAATATCATCTCCAGCGCACAAGGAATAGAGCTGAAAGGTTCTGCAAACCTATCAATCGTCTCACCGAAACAACCAGAAATCTAACAATTTTTAATTGGGGTGATACAAAGGAAAAAAGAGCCGATAAAGGCGAGCTGATCGTTTTTCTAAATGACGATCAGGGAATCAGTGATTCTGATTTAGAAGCATTTGAGATTTATGATGTTAAATGCATTTTATGGAGTCAACGGCAGCAGAAAAGCAGTCTGGACTTATTGGCCTCTTAAGCATATAAATACCGCCCCTGGCGCTGGAACACCAAGGACGGCTCAAGGAGCAGTAAACTTTGCCGGGATACTGCTCCTTCATTGTAATGCAGATTTCAGAAAAATACAAGGAGGAAATTTATGAAAACAACTGAATTTACCCCGGCAGTCCGGATCGCGGCCTACATCCGCGTCTCCACAGAGGAGCAGGCGGTCCACGGGCTGTCCATCGGGGCCCAGCGGGATGCGCTGGACTCCTGGGCGGCGCAGAACCAGGTGCGGATTGTGGACTGCTACATCGACGCTGGTATCTCCGCCCGGAAGCCCGCCTCAAAACGCCCGGAGCTTCAGCGGCTGCTGGCGGACGTTCGCGCCGGGAAGATCGATCAGATCGTCTTTACCAAGCTGGACCGCTGGTTCCGTAACATTGCGGAGTATTACAAGGTGCAGGAGATTCTGGAGGCCCATCGTGTGGACTGGCGGACCATCCACGAGGACTACGACACCTCTACTGCCTCCGGCCGTCTGAAGATCAACATTATGCTCTCGGTAGCCCAGGACGAGGCGGACCGCACCAGCGAACGAATCAAGGCGGTGTTCGACGCCAAGAAGGAACGCCGGGAGCCCTGCACCGGGAAGGTGCCCACGGGTTACAAAATCGAGGGAAAGAAGATCGTCAAGGACCCGGAGTCAGAGGCCGCGGTCGCCTGCTTCTTTGAAAGCTTTCTGGAATGCAGGTCCATCGAAAAAGCCCGGCGGAAGGTCCAGGAGCGCTTTGGCGTACTGTACTCTTACTATCTGGCCCGGAACATGCTGTATAAAGAGGCGTATTATGGACGCTTCGAGGGCGTGGATGATATGTGCCCGGCGTATATCACCAAAGCGCAGTATGATGAGATTTGTGCGAACCGCCGCCGGACCGAGCGGAAGGCGAACGCAGACCGGGTCTATTTATTTACCGGACTCATTTTCTGCCCCCAGTGCGGGCGGCGGTTTGGCGCCCACACAAATGTTTACACCCAAAAGTCCGGGGCGGTAAATGACGGTATCGCTTACAACTGCCGGGGTAGGTATAACAATGGCGATTGTATCAACGGCGTAAATGTTCGTGAGTGTGTGATTGAGAGCTATCTTCTGGAGAACGTTGACGCTGAGTTGGAGAAGCTGGCTTTTGAGATGGAACGGTCTGCGTCCGCAGACCAGCCGGTCAAGAATTACCCGCAGGAACGGGCCAGACTGCAAAAGAAACTTTCCCGCTTGAAAGATTTGTATGTTGATGATATAATTGACCTGGAGCTGTACCGGAAAGATTATGAAGCTTTAAGCGCCCAGTTAGATTCGCTGCTGATAGAGGAACGGGAATCCGCAGCCACACGCCCCAGCACAGAACGGCTGCGCTCGATTTTGTCGTACGGCTGGCAGGATATGTACGCTGCCTTGAGCCGGGCCGATCAGCAGGCGTTCTGGCGTTCGGTGCTTGACCGAATCCTTATCTATCCCACCCGGCAAATCACAATATCTTTCCGGTTTTAATTTTTTAGAAAATTCTATACATAAATTTAATATACCGGTGGGAATATAAATTTTATGTATAAAGCAAAACAGCTCCATTCCAAGAGAACGGAGCTGTTTATTTATGCTGCATGGAGCGAGATCGCCTCCCCGATGCCGCGGGCCTCCTGCCGTGGTATGACAAATCCCAAAAGAAACAGAAAGGATCGTGTCATGCCTACAAAAACCTATTTTGAGTCCGAACCAGACGGCATCAGTCTGGAGCATCTCGTAGACCGAACTCTGCTTCGCCTGCGGGTCAACCCAGCGCTCTCCGGCTTTCGGTACTTGTCCTATATCCTGGTGGAAGTCATCCAGGGACGCGCAACCACGGAGCTTATCACAAAAGACTTGTACCCGAAAACAGCGAAACATTTCGATACCCGCTCTGCCCGTGTGGAGCGCTCCATCCGGACGGCGGTAGCGAACAGCTGGAGAAACGGCGGCAGGAATGAGCTTGACCAGATGGCCGGCTACCATCTGGTCAAACGTCCTACCAACTCCGAGTTTATCAATCTGGCCGCAATCTACATCCGATATACTCAGGAGGGTTAATTCACTTGCCAGGCGGGAGTACGCTCCCGTCTGGCCCTTTTATTTTACCATAAACTCAATACTGTTTCAATACTGATTATCACCTGAATCTGTCTTGCGTGGGTAGAATCATAGTGAGGTGATTGTTATGGATTTGAAATTCACGATGGTCATGGATAAAGACGTGGCCAGAAAAATGTCCTACATCGGCAAATACTATGGACGCTCCAGGATCAAGGAAATCGAATGGGCCTGCAAAAAGTATATCCAGGAATTTGAGGAAAATGTGGACAAAATAGAACTAGAGGACGCCTGATAATCAGACGTCCTCTTTTTTGGGGCCCTCTGCGGTCCCAGGAGCGGTGCTGTCGCGTTCCATGGCCTCGGATATTGCCCGGTTAATGAATCCGTTCACGGACTCCCCACGGGCCTCTGCATGGACCTGGATTTCAGCCTTCTGCCCTTTGGGCATTGTGAGATTTACCCGGTCATAAGCCTTAGCCATCCATTTGTTTTTGCTTGCCGCGCTAGTTCGTCCTCCCATTGCCTCACCTCCCAATAGAATTATATCTCAACAATGATACTTGCGCAATTATGCAAGTCGAACAAATATTATCGAGCATACTTGTGCAATATTCCGTCTTGCATAACTATGCAAGTATGCTATAATAGAAGCATAGGAAGGAGGTGAACACCGTGAGCAAGCGAAAAAAGAAGGGCGGCAAGGTCCAGCCCGACAATCTGGTAAACCTTACCGCCGCTCTTCTCAACCTCGTTACTGCCATTCTTCTCTTAATCGAGAAGTTGACGGAGTAACGAAAGGGGGAGGGAATCCCTCCCCCTATAAAATAACAAATTGCTTGTGAGGTGTCAAGAATGGATGCGTTAATTTATTGCCTGATTGGTGCCAGCATCGCGCTTTCCCTGGTTGTTATTGTGCGGAATCTGAAAAAGTAAGCTCGTAATTTCGGGAAACCCCTCTGAGCCGGAAAAACCCCGGCCACGAGGTCACCTTCAAGGTATAGTAAACCCGCAAGGCCGACGGCCTCCAGGCCGCCGCTGGTGCAAGTCCAGCCGCCCCCGCAGCGGGGCGGGCGCTCATGGGTCTACCCATCGGCAGCGGGGGAGTCAATCGCCGCCCCGTTTTCATATAAGCACCTTGAAAATTGAGCATAAAAAAGAACCCCCGCCACGAAAATTCACGCAGCGGGGGCTGTCGTCATATGGAGGGGCTGTTTTCACTGCCGCTGTCCTGGCCGAAGCCTGCGGCTTTTGCGGACTCGTAGGTAATACCGCCCCGGCGGTGGTCCGATTTTGCCATGCTGAGATAGCAGGAACAGACCACGCCATGAGCGGTCCAGGGCAGGCCCACCATAGCGGACAGCCAGGGCAAGGCCCCGGCATAGTCCCTATAGATGCAGTAAGCGGCCAGCAGAAGCCCCCCCAGGGTCACCGCCCACAGCAGCAGGCGGATGTCCGCAATCAGCCGTTTGGAGAACTCCTGCGACTTTTGCCCGGCCATGCGTTTCCCCCGCCCCATCATGCCAGCCCATGCTTCAGGACGAAGTTGTACAGCACCTGGGCGCACTGTTCGCGGGTCAAGAGGTCCTCCCACATGAAATTGGGCTGGCCGTCCGGCGCAGTGCCGCTCCCGGAGAAAATCCCCTTTTCCACAACATAACGGCGGGCGGCCTCCGAATAGGCGCTGCTGTCGTTGTCCCGGAGACTGTTCCGGTATTCCGCCATAGCCGTGCGGAACATCTGATTAAATTTACTCTGGTCCATATTGTCCTCCTCATATGTGGGGCGATAGGCCCCGACGATGTACTTTTTGGGCCGCCTGCGGCGCATTACAGCCCCGCCGTTGGCCTCATTGGTGGGGGCGGTGTTGCCATCAATGGTGGTGATGTACTGGCCGTCCCAGCCCTCACAGATGCCCACATGCTGGGTATTTCTCTTGCCGTCGAAGTTGAAAAAGATAATGTCTCCGGGCAGATAGTTTTCCCGGACCGCCTGCGCCTTGTGGAAGCCCAGCAGCGTGGAGCAGGAGGCAGTTCTCTTCCCGCCGTAGAACAGCCCGGAGGCTCCGGCCTCCCGGAACACCCACCAGACGAACGCACAGCACCAGGGGTACGCGCTGCCGGAGACCTCCTGGCCATAGTAAGCCGTGTTGAACTTGACCCGGTTGGAGTTGGGGGGATTTTCTTTGATGTCCAGCTGTGACCGGGCGATTTCCAGAATTGTTTCTGCTGTCATGCCACCGCCTCCAGCTCATGGTGCAGCTTCAGCACAGCCGCCTCAATGGCGGAGTCGATTTCACTTTCGCTGAAGATAAAGCCCTTTTCCCGCAGGAAGGCCAGCACAGCCTTTTTCTTCGCTTCACCTTGGGTGCTGTCCCACATCTGCTCCGCCGCCGCCACGGCGATCTCCACCCAGCGCAGCAGCTCCTCACGCTCCTGGGCGGAGGTCTTGCGCTTGAGCCATGGAATTACGAAAGCGGTGATAAGCGCCGCCAGCAGAGCAATCACAGCATTAAAAATAGGGGTCAAATCAGTCATGGTTGTCATCCTTTCCGTTTTTCAGTACAGTTTTCAAACACAAGAGTCAGGCCAGCGGCTCTCACAGCCCCACCCGCGCCAGCACCGCGCCCAGGACCGCCGCCAGAACGAGCCAGAAAGAGTTTTCCTTGAGCTTGTCCAGGAGCCGTTCCGGCTTGGCCTGCTGGGCCTCCTGGTACTCCACCACCTTATCCAGCTTTTCGTCCATGCTGTCGATTTTCGCGTCCAGCTGGGCTTCCCGCTGGATACGGTTTTCCCGCTCTGCGTAGTATGCTTTCCGGAACGCCTCCTCCCGCGTCTGGCCGGTCTCCAGGTCCTCCACACGCTTCTCCAGCAGGACAAGCCGGGTCGCGCTGCGGCAGGTCTGGGTGGGGTCGTTTGCACATTTTTCGGGCATGATATTCCCTCCTCAATCTGTGGTTTTGGTGTATTCACATATAGCAGTTATTTCCTTTTTGTCCCAAGAATTTTGAGTGTTTAACATTAAGAATCCGGGCGAGCCAGCATACCCAGAACCTGTTGGTGAATATCCCAATCGCATATAGGACCACCCCCCGTTATAAAATAGAAGAAGCGGTAAAGATTCCGCACCACCATCAAAATCAATCCAAGCGCTTATTTCATGGACATTGGCATCCTGAATCGGAGGAGCAACAACAGTCCAATTTTGTGAAACAACAGAATGAAATTGAATCACTACCCGATATAATGGTTTTCCATCAATCCAAGTACCTATCCGGACTTCTTCGGTGGAATAGACTTCTTCAGGGCCAGAGCTGCCGCATAAGACCTCCCCTTTATGATACAAAGGCATTTGTCACACTTCCTAATCTGTTTGCTTGGTGTATTCAAATATAATATTTGCCTTACTACCCGCCCATCCACTGCCTTTAAGGGAAAGACAGAGCTGTTTATGGATTCGATCAAACCAGCACATAGCTGTATACTCATTTGAATAAAAAGAATTTATGCTGCAATCGTTTCCTGTTCCAGCTAGGAATAAACCTCGGATGTCTACGGCAGTATAAACATTCAAATTGGCAACTGGAATATTCATTTGATTCCCAGAATGGGTAACTGAAAACACTTTTCTAAACAGCGGCTTCCCGTCAATCCAGGTCCCAATTCTCCGCTCCTCCTCGGAGTACACCTCCCAACACGCGCCGTCGGCTGGCTGTCCGTTTCCTGGCGTGGCGTAGATCACATCAGCCTGCTTTTCCTCCGGGGAAAGCGCGTCATATGCGTCTTGGGTGAGATAGTAGACCGGCAGTCCTCCGCATCCCTCGCCGGGCGGGCCCTGCTCGCCTTGGGGGCCGGGCGGACCTTGCGGTCCCGGCTCGCCGTCTTTGCCGTCCGCACCCGCAGGCCCAGGCGGTCCCTGGGGGCCTGCCGGGCCCTGCTCGCCCTGGGGCCCAGGCGGTCCTTCCGGGCCGGGAGGGCCGGGAACGGGCAGCGCCCCGCCTCCGGCGATCTGCACGGAGGACAGAGGCTTGTCCCCGGACAACAGCGACAGCGTCAGACCATCGTACTCCAGGGTGCCGCCCTTCTTGGCCAGCTCCTGCCGCCACAGCTCCGGCGTGGGAGGCCTGGCGTTCTCTCCTAAGACCGCGCCCTCCAGGATGTCTCCCAGGTCCGCCCAGACGGTGGGCAGCACCACGGTGCCGTCCCGCTCGCCGTACACCCCGGTGGTTAACCGCCGGCCTTGGGAGGTCAGCACCTCCCAAGGGACCTCACACACCCCGGAGGCCTCCAGCGGCACGCTGCGGGACACGTCCCCCGCCCGGAACACCGCGGTTTTTGTCATGCCCTCCCAGTCCGCTGAAAACGTGAACTCTACCTGGTACACATTCACGCTGCCGCTGGTGACAGGCTCCCGCCGCCGGACGGCCAGCTGGGTTTTGTTGGCGTACAGAATAAACATGGTCAGCCTCCTTCCGGCGCACCGCCGAAAATATACGTCCCGTACCGGTCCCCGGCCTGGGAGAGATTTGGGAGCGTGCCACCCAGCAGGGCGCTTAACGCGGGGTATTGTGCCGGGACCGGGCCGCCGCTGCACAAAAGCCAGCCAGTGCCGGGCGGATGCCGGGCCGTTTGCAGCACGCCGGCCGCATAGGAGCCGCCCGCCTGCTGGATGGACGCGTCCAGGTCACGGATGGCCTGCTCCGCCTTGCGTATGACCGCCGCGCTCAGGGCCAATATCTGCGCAATGCGCTGGTCGATGCCGGAGGTCAAAAAGTTGTAGACGTACAGCACGCCCGCCGAGACCTCCGACAGCGTGGTCAGATAGGTCCGCACATCGGTCACATCCGCCGTGTACAGGTCGGTCGCGCCCCGGCGCACCTTGACCAGATACAGGGCCAGACAGCCGCCAGGCAGCTGCTCCGGGTCCACGTCCTGGACAAGCTCCAAAAACACCCTGCGGGCCTCCAGGTCCACCCGGACCGCCGCCGCGTCGTACCGGTCATCGTAGTTGCCGGCGGGGGCCAGCGTCAGCACCACCGGCTCGTCGCTCTCCAAAAACCGCCCGTCCTTCAGGGCGTAGCCGGACGCGACAGACAGCCCGAAGCCTTGTATCTCCGCCGCGAACCGGCCGGCCTGCGGGGCGATGCCGTCGCCCGCAATGTTACGGAACGCCTCCGCGAACTGCGCAGAGTCGTACATGCTCGAAAAATCGTCCAGGCAGAAGCCATAGCTCAGACTCACGTTTCCGCCTCCTCCGGTTGGTAGGCCTTGATGTAGGCGGGCACACCGTCGCTGGCGATCACCGGAAGCCACGCGCCGTCGTTGGCGTAGTCGTACAGAGTATTCAGCACGATTTTCGCCGCTTTGACCCGGTTGGAACTGTCCTGGCCCAGGATATACAGCGTCCCCTCATCCTCGGAGTAGTCCAGGTAACCAAACTGCGTGATGGTCCCCAGCACGGAGGTAGTGTCCAGATAGCCCCAGTCGCCCTCTTGCAGCGTGCGGGAGAACAGAATGCCGGTGCCAACAAAAAAGAAGTAGATGTCTTTTCCCCAGAGATACGCTCCGGCATCCACAAAAACACGGGCGGCAGAGGGAAGCTGGATATTGGGATTGACGGCCCGTGCTTCTGACTTTTGCAGACTGGCATACAAAAACGAATTCAAATCAAAAGCGAACGCAAGCACAGAGTTTCCGATAACGTCAACTGGGCCATAGGATTTTCTGATTTCAGGTATTTCGATCGTATAAAATCCACGCATGGAAAAAGTTCGATTCGGATAGGAGTGAATTTGATATCTTTTTTCTCTGGTGCTGGCAACAGTAAAGTATTCAAGAAAGATTCCGACTACCTCATCCTTGTTTTTCCTTGAGAAGCCGGTTCGCTGCACATGATAAACACCCGTTCCCATATTCATAGCAGTAGAAACACCAGTCCTTACAACACTTACGGCATCCTGGCCGGACTCCCACTCCATGACGCACACGCCATAACTGAGGATTTCGGAATAATCGCCTGCATACACACTGTAGATTTCTTTCCCGTTTACGATACGGGAGGATACGTATGGAATACTTGCCTTGGAGTTAAAATAATAGAAGGCGTAAGGGACCGATGCGCCTTGATAGTATCCGTCTGGAATCCCTTGAAACGGAACATCCAGGACAACGGAATTTTCCGTGCCTTGGAACTCACCGGAAAACAGCAGGAAATAGGGAAGCCACCCTTCCGGAGTATCAAAAGTTTCCATCTTGCCTCCATCCTGCACGATCTGCGCCAGGAAGAGCTTGGCCCCGCTCCCCTTCTTATGGGGCACGATGGACAGACAAATGGGCTTGAGTACAGTAGGCGCAATAAAGTCACCAAAGTGCGCGTTACTGCTGGAGAGGGAGATTTCCTTGACCGGCTGTCCGCCCTCCACATCCACGCCGTACAGCTTTTTGGCGGAGTAGGAGTACACCCACAGCCGGCCGGCGTAGAGCGCGCCGTTGGAGAGCTGGGGGCCGATCTCGCCGCTTGAGAGCAGCTTGAACTTATCTCCGCTTGGGGTGAGCTTCCCCAGCGCGGCCACCAGCTCCGGGTAGTCCGTCTCGCTGACAAACCGCCCGTCGCACCGCAGCCACTCCGGCCCCACATCCTGGGAGGCGCTGAATTGGATGGTGCCAACGGGAGGCGGGGTGAGCTTGTCCACCAGAGCCTGGACCCCGGCGATTTTCGCATCCAGCTCCGCCTCCTGGGCACGGATGTCCGCCTCCGCCTGGGCAAGCTTGTCCTCGATCTCGGTGTCGATGTAGTGCAGGGCAAATTCGATTTTGCCGGTCAGGCTCCCCGCCGCGTCGATCACCCCGCAGATATCGGTGCGATAACGGGTATCAGTGACCGCGCCGTCCTCCACATAGGCCAGCACCAGCGCGTCCGGGTAGGACTCCGGGCTGGCCTTCGGCCCGGCGGTGAGCGTAATCATACGCCGCGCCATATCCAGCTGGGCCAGGACCGCATACGGGCCTTCCCCGGCGTAGTCCACCGTGTAAGCCGCGTCATTTTTCAGCCAATAGCCCTGGATAAACAGATATCCCGGCTGCACGACTGCCGCGCCGTCCTCCAGCCGGACCAGCATACTGTCCGGATTTTGGTACACGCACACCCCGGAGCCGACAAACGACCCGAAGTAGCGGGTAAATGCGCCGGATTCATATTCCCGGTCAAATTTACCGGTCTCCTCGTTAAAAACGGCGTCGAAAAAGCCGTCATAGAGCGCCATACTTATCGTCCTGCCTTTCGTTTGAGAATGTCGCCAAGGGTCGGCGGGCCGTAGCCCATGGTGAGGGTCAAGGTCTCGCCGTTCTCCCCGGCGGTGCGCTGCACGGCCTGGACCACCGCGTCCACGCTCACGCCCAGCCGCTCGTCGGTGACGGTGATGGTGTCGCCCAGAAAAAAATCCTGCCCGCAGACGTAGGTGGGGTCATAGGTCCGCACTTCGGCGGCAAAGGACCGCACCAGCTGGTGTTCCGCCAGCTTTTCCAGGCCCCGGCTGGCCAGGGCGGCGGCGTAGTCCGCAGGGGACATGGGGTGATCCGGGTCGCTGTCGGACTGGAGATCCCGTGCGTCAATATAAAGCTCCCGGCGGTGGGGCCAGGCTGGCTCCGGCATAAAAAATACCTCCGTTCGTTCTTGACAAAACGGAGGCGGATGCGTATAATCAAAATCAGAAGGGCGCTGCTACAGGCGGTTGACCCAAACCTTATATCAACTTACGTTGACCGTCCGGGTCCTAGCCGGGCGGTCAACACGCGTTTGGGGAAAGTATGTAGAGCAAAACTGCCAGACATACCAGAAACCGCAATACTGCGAGAATCCATTCTTTCCGCATCCGCTACCACCTCCCCCCTATTGGGATTTGCGCAGGGGTTCAAACGGTGGGCCAACCGCCTTTTTATGTAACAGCGTCCTTCTGCACTTATCATACAGTACGCGCCGTGTCTTGTCAATTCCTGCCGCCCCGTGAGGGGCGGTTTTTTGGACTAGAATTTATACTTTTGGACCATGGAAAAAAACCCCAGTCCCTAATCCATCTGCTTTTTGATAAAAAGTTTCTCTTATTATGTCGTAAAGCCCAGTTACTCCAGCAAAGTTCGTACACGGGACTAAATCAGAAACGATAGAATCTCCAGAATAAATTTTACAAGAATATAGTTTACTAGATGTACTCATATTTTGTGTGGTCCCGTCTGTGGAAGAATGAAAGAGTATGAATTTTCCAAATGAAGGTGCTATATTATTTCCCATAGAATACAAATTTTCACCAAAAGAAATGGATTTTTGGGGAAAGTCCAGTAAAATAGAAACTTTTTCCCCTCTTAAATCACTACTTACTGTTACAAGCGAACCCGCCGTATCTGTAAATCTATATGTTATATTTTGACCGTTATTTCTTTGGCCTACATAATATGTGCCGGTTGATAAAGATCCTCCACAAAAAAACTGATCATAATCAATTTTATCACTTACCATCCAATCCATAATTATTTTAGTATCAGACAACTTTGGGACAAATTCTGTATCTATACAAGCTCTTTTGCCTTCAAGATATATATATTCATATTCTGTATATCCTTCTGGCAATCTATTGAGAAAGCTATGTTCTATTTTCTTAATCGCATTTATAGTAATAGGCCCTTTTGTAATATCTCCAAGTGTAGCTGAAACGCTCCAATCCCCCGGAGCCGTCAAAATAACCGTTGCCGTCCCGCTGGAATCTGCAACCGCCGTTAAGATAGTTTCGCCCTGTGCGGCTGTTACAGTGGTTCCTTGCTTCGCTGTCACAACCAACGGAATTGCATAATCAGAACTGCCGCCGCCCGCTTCCAGGGCCAGGATACGGCTGGCGAAGCTGTTAGCCGGAATAGGCTCTGTAGTTCCTTCTTTTTGCCGTATGGCATCCGCAATCGCTTTCAGCTTTCCTTCCTGCGTACTCAATACGTTCCCTCCCAACTGTCCAGCACGGCGGCCTGGATGGCGGCGTTGACCTGCTCCATCGTCACGCCGGAAGCCCCGCTTGGCCCCGCGGGTCCTGGCGGGCCTTGCTCTCCTTGGGGGCCGGCGGGTCCTGGCGGACCCTGCTCTCCCTGGGGACCGGCGGGGCCTGGATCGCCCTTATCGCCTTTCGGGCCTTGTGCTCCGGTGTCACCTTTTGGCCCTTGGGGACCGGCAGGTCCGGTGATCCCCCCTCCGGCCGTTACTCCCAAAGCCCGCTTCACATCATCCGTCGCAAGCTCTCCAGACGGGTACAGCAACTCAGTGACAAGCACACTCCCTGCGTAATCGGCCCAAGCTGCCGAGGTTCTATCTTGCGATAGCAGAGCCAAACGGCCGCCGCCATATTTCACGATGGCCGCAGCGATTGGAAGCTTATACTCCGTGAACTGTACTCCGTCCTCTGTATAACGGCCCGTATCTGTACCGTCCACCAAGAAAAATCCGTTTCCACACTCTGTCAGACCGCATGCTTCCATGGGAAGCGTTACAGCTTTGAATGTACTTCCGTCTCCAATGACAAACGACCGCCCCAGAATACCTGCAAACGTTCCGTTGTTGACTGCCAGCTGGTAGGCAGGCCACCACCAGTAAAGCGGCTGCTCAGGGTGCGGCAGGCTGTCCTGATACACGACCGTCCAGCGGGAACCGTCCGTGCTTTTCAGCAGATAGTTGACTCCGCTGCGATTGGACCCCGAACAAATAACCGTATTCTCCGTGCATACGATTCTTTTGGCTGTGAAATTTTCAATGGGAAACTCTGCTTTCGTCCAGGTATTACCACCGTCTGCTGTCACAAAACCGCATTCTCCTGCTACAATCCAACGGTTGTGCGACTGCAAACAAATCGCGTATATATTGATGGCGGAAACACCTTGCGGCCGGTCCAAGGCAACCGTGTCAAACACTACAGTCCAGTTCCTGAAATCCTGCGTTTTGGACAGGACGTTTCCATCGCACACAATCAATCCAGTCTCGTCCAAGGCCGCATCCCAAAGAGTTCCGGAAACCTTTTGCGCAATAACGCTGCTGCTGCTGACCCAGTTCTGACTCAGCGTACAGTAGCCGCCAGAGCGGGCAATACAGAAGAATTGTTTCCGGGCTTCGGAATAGCCGATGTGGTAAAACTCATAGGAGGGGATACTTGACATTCCGCTGTCGGAGATTCCGCCATCTCGTGTAATGCAGCGCACCGCGCTGCCCAGCACGGACGGTTCTCCATCCACGGTCAGCTCCGCGCCGTTTTCAGCTGTTGTTTCCAGGATCACATGATTCTGTGACACATTCTCAAACGCCTCATTGACGGCGTTCACACCCTGCTGGGCCTTGTTGACCTGCTGCATCAAATAGTTGTAGCCGTGCTGCCGGGACAGCCCCACGGAGGCCCCGTCCGGCGCTACGATCTGCCCTGCGGTCCAGTTCTCCGGCAGGTCCGCGGGCAAGGGGGTCTCAATCGGCCGGTTCGCCATTGGCTGCCGCCTCCTTTACGATAAAACTGTGGCGCAGGGAGATGACCTGCTCCAGCACCGGCACGGAAACCGTACTGCAGCTCAAAACCCCGCCGTCCTTGTCCAGCAGCTCCGCCAGGGTGATTTCCCCGGCCTGCTCCCGCCGCACCGGGTAGGAGACGGACCCGATATTCCCTGCGGTGGACCGGGTGATCTCCGGGATCAAAATACTGCCGTTGATGCGGGCCGCGGCCACATCGGCAGCCACAAAGGCGGCGGTCTGTTCCAGCAGGGCCTTTTTCACACTCGGCTGTGTTTCCATCTTCAAAACCTCCTGCTCCAGGAAGCTGACGAAGGGCTTTTCTCCCAGCGCCCACGCTCCCTGGATGTAGTTATAACGCAGCTCTACCCGCGCCACCCGTTCTGCCAGGGCCAGCCCGCCGTCGATGCGGGGGCGGCTGATGTAGACGATATGGCAGGGCTTAATGATGTGCAGCAGGGCGGAAACTTCCGTAAAATACTTCTGGTCCTTCACCGCCGCTTCGATGTACAGGGTATAGTTGGGGTAGTCCATTTCCAGCCGGTAGTTCCCCGGTCCAAACAGCCCGTCCAGCTTGTCCCGCAGAAAGTGCAGCGTGAACGGCGGGCGCAGGGCGAGGCGGTTGAGGACCCGTTTACGCCGGAACTCCAGGCTGTCGTCCGGCTCCGGGAGGATGCGTAAAATGTCTTCCCAGAGGGCGGCAGTCCCCTCGTCCATGGTCTGGACAAACAGGTTCTCCCGGACCCGGTCCATAAGCTCCGCCAACGCCCGCAGCTCGTCCCCTTCTGTCTGGCACAGGGCCTGAAAATCCAGGATCTCCCGGAACCAGAGGGGCCAGTATTGGCAGATATTGGTCTCAGCCACCCACGCGCACCTCCCCCAGCACGGGGACCTGCTGGCGCTGGCCGCTCTCCTCCAGCCGCAGGTCCGCCCCGGAGCCGTTCAGGGTCAGGCTGGTCACGTTGACCACCCCTGGGACAGCCAGCAGCGCGGCAGTCACCCGCGCGGCGTAGACCCAGGAGTCCGCACGCTCCGCCCACGCCTGCCGGATTTCCAGCAGGTAGGCGTCTATGGCCCGCTGGGCGGGTTTGGACAGCTGGCCTATGGTGTACCCCGGCCCCAGCGTCAGGACGGCGGACACGTCCACGGATACGGTTTCCGGGGCGGTCACGGTGACGGTTGCGCCGATGGGGGCAGTGCCGTAGCCAAGCCCCTGGTCAGGGGGCGGGTCTACCGTGTTCTGGACCGTCTCCACCAGCTGCTCTGAGGCGGGCATCCAGTCCGCGCCGAGGATGCTGAGTTTCACGGTCCCGCCGCCGTTCCAGGTGGGGTAGACCTGAAGTCCGCCCACGCCGTCAATGGCCAGGACCACCCGTTTATAGTCGGCGATATTGCCCCCGAAGGGCTGTTCGTTCAGCGCGTCGATGGCCCGTTTCCGGAGGCTTTCATCGTCCTCTGTATCATCGCCGGGGGTGAGGATATCGGTCAGCTCGGCGCGGGTCAGCCCCTGGATGAAGGGAATGGGCAGGATCGGGCCGGTGTACTGGTTTCCAATGGTACCCGCCGTCTCGCAGGTCATTTGATACTGCCCGTCCCCAATGCGCAGGGTGGCGGTAAAATTCACGCTCTCCCCGCCGTCGATGGTGGAGAACCGCGCCCCCAGGGGGATGTCCCTATCAAACACGCCCAGCCGCACGGCGGCGGAGGCCGGGTAACGCCGGACGTTGGCCAGCACAGCCAGCTTGTCCAGGTCACGGCCCACGGCGGTCTGGAGATAGGCTCCGTTCTGGACCTGGTCCAGCTCCAGGTAAAATTCCTCCAGGGCGTAGGCCCCGGCCCCTAAGGCGGTCTGGAGCATGGAGCCTTCCCGCTTGTCCAGGGAGCCGGGCGTCCGGTCCAGCATGGCTTGCAGCAGATTCCGGTAGGTCTTTTGGGTCAGGTCGAGCATGGTATCACCTCTTCAAAAATTCCCGCTGCTTCACCGTGCAGGCCCCGCCTCCACCGTAGTCCGCACCGGTCCAAACACGGTATCCACCGTGACGGCGGCGGTCAGGGCGGCATCCTGAAACGTATAGGCAAAATCCGAGATCCCCAAAATCCGGTTATCCGGCAAAAACGCGTCCGTCAGCCGCCTTTTCAGCTCCGACGCCGCAAACCCCGCCTCATTCCCAAGCAGGCCGTCAAAATCCGTGCCGAAATTGGGGGAGTATATCTGCCAGCGGAAGCGCTCCACATGGACGATGACCTCCACCGCCTGCCGCACGGCCTCCCAGCCGTCCCCCCGGCCCCGGAGCCGCTTTGTGACGGGGTCGGCGATCCAGGTCAGGGAGGGTTTTTCCCGAAACACTACGCCCTGGGACAGGTCCAGGTCAGATGCGGGCAGCGTTGCCATGGGCGCTCCCCCTCTCAAAGATCCGGGACAGGATAATAAACTGCTGTCCCCGCATCACCCGGAGCAGCAGGACCCGGTCCCCCGTTTTCAGCCCCCGGTTCAGGACGATAAATCCGTTTTCCACCGGCAGGGGCTTGCCGTCCTCGTAGCAGACGATGCCGTCCAGGCGCTGGTCGGAGGTGTAGGCGTCCGGCGTCAGGGCGTCGCTGGTGGAAAAACTCCCCTCGGCGGTGTCCACGGTATGGCTGTGCCGGAAGCCGGCGGTCTCATGCCGGTGGGCCAGCACGGGGAGCTTCTTTTCAATCACCGGCTCCGTCAGCCACAGGACCTCCTGGGGCAGGGGCGCCATGCTCTCCCGGAGGGTCACCTCCAGCGGGGCGGTACGGGTCACCGTCCCCACCGCCAGGTCGGACAGGCCGTAGGCGGCCATAGAGCTCTGGTTGATGGTGTGCATCACGTCGATCAGATTCACGTCGGTCCTCCCAGCTCCAGCACATCAAAATTCATGGTGTGCGCGTCATTTTGAAACGTATGGGTCACTTTTTCCAGCAAAACCAGCTGTTTCAGGTCGATGTCCCCCAGGCCGGGCACGTCCATCATCAGCATTTGCCCCGCCCGGAGCCCCAGCAGGCCCAGCGCCTCCACCTTGAGGGTGCGGCGGCGGCGGTTGTAGTACCGCAGCATGGATTTTGCCTGGGCGGCGGCCTGGGCGTCATTCAGCGCCTCGTCCACCGTCTGGTAGAGCTGCAGCAGCCCCCAGCGGCCGATATTGGCGCTGTCCACCGCCTGGAACACATCCGCTCGTCCGGTTTTCTCGTTGGGCCGGGCCAGTTTTATGGAATTATAGGTCTGTTCGTCGATGTCGGTCTTGTAGGCGTACTGCGTGAGCAGGGACCCGGTCCCCACCACGCCCTGGGCAGCCATGGACCCGGCCTCCCGGAGGGAGAGGGTCCCGGCATCGTCGAAAAACGTATAGAGCGTTCCTGTGGCCAGCAGGGTCCTCTGGATCGCTGTGGAAATAATGTCCAGGCAGGACTTCTCCTCCATGATGAGGGACGGAAGGGCAAAGCCGGTCTCGTCCATCTGGCCGGTCTGGAGCTGGAAGTCCTGGGCGATTTCCCGGATGATGTCCCCGGCGGTGCGGCCCACAAAGCAGTAGCTTGCGCTGGCCTTGAGGTAGCGCAGCTGGTCGTAGCAGGTCACGTCGATGATCCCGTACCGGTCCCGGCTTTTGGTAAACACCCAGCCCAGAAAAATGACCTGCCCCCCGGCGGAAAACCGCACGGTGTCGCCCTCCAGAAAGGAGATGCCCGACGCGTTGACCGTAAATTTCAGCGTCCCCGGAGAGCCGGTGCGGTTGGTGGTATACGTCACTTGCTGGACCTGGGGCGCGACGTCCCAGCTCCGGCCGGAGCTTTTGTTCAAAATCAGCAGCTCATAGGTCATCGGTCCACCGCCTGAAGCTGTCCTCTGGCCACCCAGCCCTTTGCCGCGCCGTCGGGGGCGGTGATGTGGTAGGGGCAGGGCCGCTGGGGGTCCCCGGCGGCGATGCGGGAGATCTTTCCCCGGTAGCCGGAGAAGGTCCCGTGTGGCTCCGCGCCCTGGCTGGAGTAGTAGAACTTTCCGTTGACGGTCACGTCCATCCCCACCGTCAGCTGTCCGGCGGGGACCGCGCGTGTGGTCTGGGCGCTGGCCTGGGCGGGCTGGCCGGGGGCGCTTTGCGAAAGGGTGACCGTCTTGGCCGAGTAGTCCCGGTACTCCGTCAGAGTCAGGTCATAGTAAAAGTCGCCGGTCTCCGCGCCGCGCTCCTCGAAGGACAGGCCGGTGACAAGCACCTCCAGGTTGGTGTCAAAAATCGGGGTCCCGTCCTCCATGTACCGGTTGGCCACAAAGCGCACCACCGCTTTTTCGGCCATAGCCGCCTGCAAAAACTCCAGGTAAAACTGCGGGGGCTGGAAGCCGCCGGAGGTCACCACAGCCATCCACTCCCCGCTGGCGGGCAGAAGCCCGGACCAGGAAATGCGCTGCAGCTTCGGGGTGCGGGGGACCATGACCGGCCCCACCCCCAGAACGTTGTACTCCCCGTTTTCGGTGTCCCGTTGGATCTGGTAGCTCTCCGGGTTCATCGGGAAGCGCAGAACGGTCCTCTCCCGCGCCAGGTACAAGCCGTATTGATTTGCCATTGCTTCCGGCCTCCTATCGTAAAGTAACGGTGATGTCAGATATAGCTCTGGTCCGTGTGGCTGGCCGCCTGCTCCACCAGCAGGCGCATGAGCGTATCCTCCAGCCACCGGGCGTCCTCCTGGAAATTCCCGGTGTTCTGGCCGTGGATGGTGATGACGGGGGTCTGGGCGGTGAGATTGATGTGGTTGACGTACCGCTGGGCGGCCATATCCACCAGCATCTGCATATCCTCCTCCGACAGGGACACGCTTCTTTTGATGGCCGCCGTGTCCCCGCCGATGGTTTTCAGCTGGCCGGAGATGCCGCCCAGCATACCGGAATAGTCTGTCAGAAAGCCGCCGCTGCCCCCACTTCCCAGCAGGTCCCCGGCCTGGAACTCGTCCAGCGCCTTGCCGATCCTGCCGCCCGCCGCGCCGAATTGGGCCATCGTATCTGCATGAGAAATCAGCTCCATACGCTGGACCTTGTACTGGTTTTCTCCAAAAACATCGTGGACAAACTCGTTGACCCCGTGCTGGAATTTCTTCACCGCGCCGGAAATATCCGAGCCAAGCAGCGCGTCGATGGCTCCGGCGGCATTGCTCACGATGTCCATGATAAAGTTGAACAGCCCCAAAAACAGGTTGGCAATGGCGGCCGCACGATTGTCGAACACGTTTGCGAAAAACTCCGCGAAGGCGGCGATCAGATTCCAGCTGGCGGCCACGAGGTTATAGCCCGTGGCGTACAGCCAGCCGGCCCCCTGGGCGATTTGTTCAAAAACCTCCTGGCTGGTCATCCCCATGGAGTACATGGCCAGAATCGCCACGCCCGCCCCCGCGGCCAGCAGCAAAAGGGGGGCGTTGGCCGCGGCCCAGGCGATCAGATGCACGGCGGCCGCGCCTGCGGAGACGGCCCCAAGGGCCAGCAGCGCCCCTGCGGCGAATTGCAGCAGGTCCGAGACAAGCCCCCAGTTCTCCGCGATCATCTGCGCCCCGCCGGCCAGCAGGTCCACCGCCCCCGCCGCCGCGCGGCCCAGCAGCCCAAAACCGGAAATCAGGCTGTCCAGGGCGGTCTGGCCCAGCTCGCTGTTCAGCAGGGCGTTGAGCTGTTCCAAGGCCGGTTCCATGCTCTTGACTGCCGCGTTTCCGGCCATCGTCCACGCCTGCTCATAGGTGAGGGGGATCGCCTCAAAGGCGGCGTTGGTCTCCTCCGCCGCTTGGAACAGGGCGTTTTTCACCACCTGGGCGGTGATCTTCCCCTCGCTGGCCAGCTCCCGCATCCCGCCCACGGACACGCCCAGGTACTTTGCAATGGCCTGCGCAATGGTCGGGGCCTGCTCCAGCACGGAGTTCAGCTCCTCGCCCCGCAGCGCCCCGGCGCTCATGGCCTGGGTGAGCTGGAGCATGGCGGCGTCCATGCCCTGGGCGCTGGTCCCGGCCAGGGTAAACTGCTTGTTGAGCTGTTCGGCAAAGGCCACCAGCTCCTGGCTGCTGGAAAAGGCGTCGGGGGCCATGGTGCCCAGCTTGGCCGCCAGGTCCACCGTGCCCATATAGTCCCCTCTGGAGCGCTGGGCCGACTGGTAGAGCATATCCCGCAGCTCCGGGGTGGTCTGCCTCCCGTCGTTCATCCGGTCCAGCCGGGCGGTGTTCTGGGTCATGGCGTCGCTCAGGGCAACAAACCGCTGGGCGGAGCGCAGGCTCACATAGGCCCCCGCCAGCGCGCCCAGCTGCCGGGTCAGGCCGGAGGCGGCGGACGCGCCCCGGCGCAGGCTGGCGTTCACGCGCTCCTGGTCCTGGACGGTCTGGGCGGCGGTCCGGGCCGCTTGTGCGGCCGCGTCTGCCAGGGCGGCGCTGGCGTCTGTCAGGGCGGCGCTGGCCGACACGGCCTGATGCAGGCCGTTCAGATAGCGGGACATGGTGGCGGAAAACCGGTCCAGCAGGACCAGCTCTTCCCGGATGGCGGCCATCAGGCGTCAGCTCCTTTCGTTTTTTGTCTGGACTGGATCTCTTTCCGAGCAAAAACCAGCAGGCATATTTTTTCCCGCGGGGAGAGCGCACAGACCCGCCCCGGCTCCCAGCCGTGGTTCAGGAACATGTAGTAGGCCAGGACGGTGTCCGGGTCCCCGCGGCCAATCAGTTTTTTGCCTGCTCCTCCAGTTCCTCCTGGCTGCTGTCCAGGCCGGACAGAGCCAAAATCGCCTGGGTCAGCCGCTGGAACTCCCCCACCAGCAGCAGCTTGCCGGGGACCTCCAGGGGGTTGAGGGTCTTGCAGGCCGCGCAAAGCTCCTGGGCCTTGAAGTCCGGGGTGACGGTGGCGGCCACGATCAGCCGCCGTCCGTACTCGATCTTATCCAGCTGCGCCTCCCCATGTCTGGCCCCGCGGGTGGACTGCCGGATGAGCTGTTCGTTTTCCTCCTGGGTTAGGGGCCGTATGACGAAGGGGACGGGCTTGCCGTCCTTTCCCGTAAAGCGCCTGGAGATGAACACCTCCTCCGGCTCCGCGGCGGCGGCGGGGTGCAAAAACGCGGTGAGATCACACATAACACACACTCCTCTCTTATTCCGTCCCCAGGGCGGCGGGGGCGGTAAAGGCTTCCAGCACCTCGAAATCCTCGAAGCTGAAGCTGAATTCAAAGGTCAGCATATCCTGGCTGTCGTCCAGGATGGCGATAGGGATGTCCCCGGTCAGCTGGCAGCGGTACAGGGCCACCGTCTGCACCCCCACAGAGGAGGCCTTGTCGTCGTTGGTCACCTGCATATCGAACCGGGGCATCGCCCCCGTGCGGATGTATTCCGCGGCCATCTGGACAAACGCGGAGGTATAATAGTACATGGTCCCGGTGCCGGTGAGCTTGGCCCCGCCGGGCTTTTGCTGAATGCGCTTGGTCCCGATCACCTTCATATCGCTGCTGGCAATGTTGGCGCGGGCGTCAATCTTCTTGGCCCCGAATAACTCCTGGATCTGGCCGTCTCGGATCATCACCGCGGTCCCCGCCGCGCCGTGGACGGTGTCCCGTTCCAGTAAAAAACTCATACTCTCCCCCCTTTAGCGCACTGTGACCGTCAGGTATATCTTCTCGACCGCGCCGGCAATCAGAAGGGCGATAGCAATGACGATGCTGTCCGCGCTGCCGCCCTGCTCCACGGTCACATCGGCCGCCTCCGGACGGGCGCGCAGCGCGCCTTTCTCATACATAGTTTTCAGATAGCCCAAAATCGCGGCCTGGAACAGCCCCCGGCCCGCCGGGTCGTTTTTGACCTTGCCCAGGTAGTTTTGGGAAAATTCCCGGTACAGGTCGTTGGCCAGAGAGCTGCACACCCGCATGGTCAGATTTTTGCAAAAGACCGGGCCAAACTCCGGCGTGCTGGTGGTCTGGGTGTTCACGTCCGTCTCGATCCGGACGGCGTCAAATTCCTGGGCAAGCACGATGCTGCCCGCCAGGATCTCCTGCTCAATCTGGGTGCCGGTCCGCTTCACGGTCACATCCACCGCGCCGGGGTAGGCCGCGTAGGTCAGGCTCTGCCAGTACTGTGCCCCGGCCTGCGCGCCCGCCAGCCACCAGACCACCTGCTGGGGCTCCAGCCGGGCGCCGTCCTCCAGGACCACGCCGGTGTTGGTGCTGATGACAAAGCGGCTGTCCACATTGCCTGCGCCGGAGGTGACCAGCTGGGTATACCGCCCCTCCTGCCCGGCCAGGCGCTGGACAAAGGCGGCCATCGCCGCCCGCACCGTGCTGTCGGTGCCGTCGTAGGCCAGCACGTCGAAGGAATAGGGCTCCAGGGCCTCCAGCGCCGCCGCATACGCGGAGGACTGGACGGTCCCGTCCGCGCCGCCGGTGAGCGCGACCCCCGCCGCCGCGGTCAGAGGCCCCTCCCCGGAGAACGTCACCCAGCGGTTGGCGGTCAGCTCCGATGCCGCCCGGACGCACTGGCTGTCCACCGCCTCCCCGTCCACGATGGTCGTGACCGTAAACGACCCGGCCTCGTCCACCCCGGCGGAAATTTTTGTGGAAATATCGTTGCCCCGGACGCCGGGGTACCGGGCCGTGACGGTGAGTCCGGACAGGCTGGCGGAGGCGGCGGCCGCCCCCTGGGTTTTGAGCCGGTACAGCAGGACCTTCTGGGGGCCGCTGGTGACGTTGGTCCCCTTGAACATCTCCCGCAGCCACAGCGCGCCGGTATGCTCCCCGGCGTATATGGGCGTCACCTGCCCCACCGGCCCCCAGGACAGCGCCTTGGCGATGGCCACCGTCCCGCGGGCGCCTAAAGGCACGCTCTGGCCGCCCTCGCTCCTGAAATTGACGTACACGCCCGGACGGACTTTATTGGGGGCGCTCCAGGTCCCTCCCGCCATCAGGCCTCACCGCCTTCCGCAAAAAATTGGTCCAGCACCGCGTTGGCCTCTTCCAGCGAATACGCGGGCCGGGTGAGCAGTACGCGGGTAAAATCCCGCTGGCGGCCGGACAGGGCCTTGCTGTTCAGCAGCGCTTCGGTAGGGTATTGGGGGGCCGCTTTTTTTGCCATTATATTACCTCCTCACGGTAGGCCTGGATGGACCTCATGAGGACGGCGTCCTCCTGGCGGCTCACCCAGAGCTTCAGGTCAAATGTATAGTGCAGCGCGTCCTCCTGGACGGTCCAGTGCCGGTCGTAGGTCCGCAGCAGCGCCCCCTGACAGGGGAACAGCTCCAGGTGCCCGTCCAGGATCTCCGCCGCGTCCATGTACTGGTCCTGCATATCCGGGCGGTTGAAGTCCACCAGGTACACCAGGTCCAGCCCCAGCTTGCGCAGAAAGCGCGGGCCGGTTTTCCCCGTGATCCTGGCGTGGGTTTTTTGCAGAAACAGCGCCGGGAGCTGGGTCCCCTGCTGGTTCGGGTTGTCGTAGAAGGTCACGCCGGGGAGATGGGGGGCCAGATGTCCGGCCAGGGCCGCGGTAAGCTCTTGCAGCGTAAAACTCACAAAAAAATCTCCTTTCCCAGGGCTTCCAGCCCGGAAGCCGCCGCGTCCTCATAGGCCTGGACGGCCTGCTCTTTCATGTGCAGGCCGGGGACATAGCCGGTCTTAGTCCCGACGGTCAAGCCCACATTACGGGACAAATCGCGGGAGAGAAGCCCGCGGCTGTCGATATATAGCCCCGGTACAAAATGCCGGTCCATCCGGTGCCCGTCGTTGACGTAGCTGGCGTACTCTTTCTCGTTGGCCAGGAGGGACGTATAGCGCCCGCCGGTCCGGACCGGCTCGGTCTGGCTGTCGGAAGCCCAGTGCTGGGCCAGCTCGCCGGTTATCATGTTCACACCCCGGAGCGCATCCCCGCCGTTGGGGGGCGTGCAGGCCTGGGCCTCCTCCACCGCCCGCAGGGCCGCTCCGCGGGCGATGTCTTGAAGCCGGGCTTGCAAACCGGCCTGGCGTGTTTGCAGCACCTCCAGCCGTGCCCGCAGCGCGTCACCGAACATATTCCAGCTCCAGCAGCGGGATCTCCTGGTGGGCCAGGCCGGGGACCACTGCTCCGAACGGCTCGTAGAACGGCGCCGGCTCCCCGGCAAAGGCCCGGATCTCCCGCGGCGTTTGGCCCAGACCGCCCCCCCGTGTGATTTTCAGCTCGTCCCCGGCCCGGATGTCCGCCTGGTTTGCACAGGCCAGTCTGTCTTCTCCGCGAAAATAGGCGGCGGTGGACTGCATGTTGGGGCCGTGCCCGCCGCTCCGGTAGACCCGGCAGGGCAGCCCCCGGACAGCCAGCGTCCGCGTCTGCTTGGTGAGACTGCCCTCCTTCACGGACTGGACCCGGTAGACGTCCGCCCGGTCCGTGTACCAATCTGCGTAATTCATAAAACGCAGCTCCCTCCCATCCCGATCAATCTGGCCCGTGCGGCCAGCATCTGGCCGTACTGCGTGGCGTTCAGGTCCCCCCAGTCTGCCGTCGCCCTGGTCAGCGCATCGGTGTCATAGCTCACGGAGCTGTCCCCCAGCTGGGCGGACTTCACCACCCCCACCAGCGCCCCCGACGCCGCCGCCTGGGCGGGGGTGCTGCTGCTCTCGGAGTAGGTCCGCAGGAACAGCGCGGCATAGTGGGCGGTATGGAGCCCGGCGGCATATCTCCAGCCGTCCCCCCAGCGCTCCGGGGAAATGGCGGCGTTGGCCTGGGCGAGCAGGCCGTCCAGAATGGCCGGGGGCAGGAGCGGCATTTGTGCCGCGTCGAAAAACTGGGGGAAATCCGCCTGGAAAAGCTCTGCGGTATAGCTGCCCCGGCCCTGGGAGAGGTTGGCCGCGGCGGCCCGCACCCCGAAAAACTGCGGCTTACTTGGAAGCATCCTGTTTCTTGGCATCCTGTTTCTTGGGGAGGACCAGCTTGCCGTCGGCCACCAGGGCCTTGAAATAGGCCGTCTTGGGGACCCAGTCGGGCACGGGGCCGATGTAGTCCCGGCGCAGGGGGCAGACCTGGGACCGGTCGGGGCTGTGAATGACGATATTGCGCCGGCTCATCACGATCATGTTCCGCACCTCCCCTTAAATGCCGTCCACATAGAGGGCGGTCTGGGGGTAGAACATCTCCACCTCGGAGATATTTCCGGCGTAGGCGGTGTCGTAGCAGAAGTCGGTGGCGTTGGGCTGCGTCAATGCCCGGTTCAGGGGGACCAGCTCCTCTACCTGGACGAACCGCTCGTCGTTGTTGTAGACCATCATGCGGTCCGTGCCGCCGGTGCCCGCCCCCTTGTTCCAGCGCGTTGCCCCGATGTACAGGGACTGGCCGTTTTTGGCGGCGATGTTATTTTTCTGCACAAAGTCCAAAAGCGTCTCCGTCGCCAGGTCCGTGACCATCGTTGTCATCAGATAGCTGTACTGCGGGAAGGGCAGGAGGATGTGATTGGGCATGGCGGTCTGGTCGTACTCCGCCGCCGCCCAGGCGGTGTGCAGGGCCTCGTTGATGTCGGCCAAGATCTGCTCCTTGCTCTTGTCGGCCCACTTCGTGGAGCTTCCGGCGCCGGTGGCGGCGGCCATCGTCTCGGCCACGTCGGGGTTGTTGAGCAGGCCGGTGGTCTTGTACCGGGGGAAGCCCAGATAGACGTTTTCGTCCATATGCTTGTCGTAGGTCAGGCGCACGCCGTTCTGGAGCAGGCTGTCCAGGGAGCGGCCGATGTGATTGGCCTTCTGCATATCCACCCACATGATGCGCAGGGCCACGGCAAACACGTGGGCCTTATAGGTCCCCTTGTCCAGATCCGCCTGGACGATGGGCAGGCCGTTGGCGCCGCCCGCCTGGATGGGGCCGTCTCCGGAGCCGCCGGCCACGCCGTAGCCCACGGACTGCGCGGAAATGAAATCCACCCAGCCCCCGCCGGTGCGCACCACGATGTCGCGGGGATAGGTCACGCTGGTCAGGGGTTCCCGGAGCCTGGCGTCCCGTTTCTCCAGCTGGGACACCAGGAAGGCCTGGCCCGACGCCACCCCTGCCGCGTCCATGATGGGGCTTACGCCGGGGGCCGCGCCGCCGGTCTGGCCGCCGGAGCTGATGATACCGGCGTCGAACGTGCCTACGTTTTCAAATTCAGCCATATGTTTTCCCTCCTATTCACGCGTTGTTCAGGGTCAGGATGCGCAGCCCGGCAATGCCGTTTGCGTCCGCGGGGCCGTCCCACTGGCAGTTGGACAGCTGCACGGTGTTGTTCCCGTCCGCCGCCGCTTCAAAGCCGCCCACCACCCCCGTCGGGATGGACGCGTTTGCGGTGGTCCGGAGATACACGGGTCCGGCCAGCTTGGGAGTCCCTGCGCTGCATTTCACGTTGATCGTCCCCCGCATGAATACGGAAACCGCTTCGCCGGGGGCGTAGGCTCCCGTGCCTTGGTCCAGGTAGTGCAGGGCGCTTTTGACCTCCTGGGCCGCCACGCCCACGAATTTGGCGGCGGTGGACCCGGCCCCCATTGGGACCACGGCCCCCGCGCCGTCGTACTGGAGGGGCGTTCCAAACAGGATTTGGGCGTTGCCGCCGGCGGGGCGGGTGTGGACGATACTATCCGGCTGACGGGCGTAGGACCCGGCGCAGCCGTGGGGCATCGCCATGCCGATGGTTTGCGGATACAGTCCCATAGTCAGGCCTCCTTTTTCATCTTGTGGGGGTTGCGGGCGGCGTAGGCCGCCTCAGCCTCCCGGCACAGCTGCTCAAAGCTCCCGGCGGCAGGCCCGCGGGCCGCGGCGCTCGCGTGGTCCTGGACGGCGGCGGTGATCTGGGCCAGCTTGTCCGGCTCCTCCAGAACGGACAGCAGGCTGTCAGACACCTGGGTACGGACCGCCGGGTCCTGGATGCCGGCCACCGCGGGGCGGATGGCCTTGATAATGGCGGCCGCCGCGTCCTTGGCTTCCGGGGAGAGAGGGGCGGCCTTGTCCTCCGGCTTCCCCTCCTGGCCGGTCTTGCGCTCCAGAGCGTCCAGACGCTCCAGGATCTTCTCCAGCGCCGCGTCCGCCGCGGGCGGTTCTCCCCCGGCAGGCGGTTCTCCCCCGGCAGGCGGTCCTTCCCCGGCGGGCGGTTCGGGCTGGACGCTGGGGTTGGCGTCCAGGGCGGCTCCGGCGGTCTGCACCAGACCGTCCAGCTCCTCCGGCTGGGCGTCCTTTGCCGCCAGCCCAAG